GGACGACGTGCGTCTATTGGGACCATGAGGCTCGGATGCCGTGGCATACCCCCGAATTCATGGAACAGGCGAAAAGCGACCCCGCCTTGAAGGGGCGGGCGTCGGAGTATTTGCGTATCTGGGAGAACCGATGGACGACGGGCTTGGAGTCGTATATCGATATGGAACTCTACGACCAGTTGGTGGCGCGTGGGGAAGCGGAGGGTCTTACCAACCGTATGGAGGGTCTCCTTGTATGAGGGTCGGTTCGCTGTTCGCCGGTATCGGCGGCTTCGACCTCGGCCTCTCCTGGGCGGGTTACGATATCGTATGGCAAGTCGAATTGGACGAGTGGTGCCGGAAGGTGCTGGCGAAGCATTGGCCCGATGCGACGCGTTTCGCGGATATACGCGACTGCGGACTCCACAACCTCGAACCCGTCGATGTGATCTGCGGCGGCTTTCCCTGTCAGGACATCAGTCTTGCGGGCAAACAGGCGGGGTTGGACGGTGAACGCTCGAGTCTTTGGTGGGAAATGCGGCGTATCGTGGGCGAGTTACGACCCCGATACGTCATCGTGGAGAACGTCCCAAACCTCCTTATTCGGGGATTCGATAGAGTTCTCGGATCGCTTTCCGAAATCGGGTATGATGCGGAGTGGGACGTTATATCCGCGCAAGATGTCGGCGCGCCCCACCTCCGACAACGCCTCTGGATTGTGGCCTACCCCACTGGCGCAAGAGGCGAAGCGTGGGACGGTGACGGATTGGGAACTGACCACCGATCACGTAGGCACCAAGGAGTCGCTGCGGGTCAAGGTGGCGAAGGCGGAACAGTAGTGGAGGACACCCCACGCAAACAACTGGAAGAACGCATCGACAATGGAGGAGAGGACAAGCGGCGGCCACACGGTCAACCTACAAGATCAGGTACGCCAGTGGCCCACGCCCACGTCGATGACGGGCGGGGAGGGGGTAGCGCCGTCCCATGTAGACGGCACCCACGGGTGGAACATCGGGGCGGCGGTACAGGACTCGATGTCGGAGAATCCGCAGAAGAATTGGCCCACGCCATCGGCCCGCGATTGGAAGGACACGCCCGGCATGGCGCAGTCGGCAACGAATGCGGACGGGTCGCATCGGGACCGGACGGATCAGTTGCCCCGGAAGGTGTATGCGAACGAACCGACGGGTACCACCCAGGGTGGGTCGTTGAACCCGACGTGGGTAGAGTGGCTCATGGGGTATCCAGACGAGTGGACCGTCTTAGAGGACTAGGCAATGCCATTGTACCGCAGATCGCCTATTGGTTGGGTACTAGGATAAAGGACGCGCAATGACCACAGCAATACAGGTGGCTAAGTACGGCCCGGAGAAAACGAGTCACGTTGAAGTGGGTGCATTTTATCTGGTGCGCGGCACCGACTCGTTTGGTGAGGCGATACCGGAGCAGATCATACGCGTGGAGAGCAAGCCTCGATATCCCTTTGTCGCGTCACCCAACCCGGTGGTCAAGGCGAGTGTGTGGATGGCGTTACCCGGATTTGATGGACTCCTTCACTTCCAGCAGCATGACTACCCTCTCTCGCTCGTCAACACCACCGATCATGGGACGGTGGGTTTCCACGACCGCCACCTTGAGCGGGTCGAACTGACCAACCTACTCCACCATCCAGACTACGGACCACTAGCCCGCGATATGACCACCAGGGGGAGGATGATCGTACGATGAAAGTGAGCCTTACGCCGGCTGAACTGTACATGGCGGCTAATGTGGGGTGCCTACGGCAATGCACCAACCTACGCGATGGGCGTACGCATCGGCATGGGGCCGACCCGTCCCAAGCATGGTCAACCCATATAGAGGGTGCGTGTGGCGAGGCGGCAGTAGCTAAAGCCTTGGGAATATATTGGAACGGGGCGATAGGCAACCATAAAGCCAAGGATGTCGGCCAGCATCAAGTGCGGACCACCAGCTACCCGGACGGGTCGCTTATCCTCCATAAGGACGATCCCAATGAAGACCTCTTTCTGCTGGTTACCGGCAGTGCCCCCGACTACGAGGTGCGCGGCTGGATACAAGGGTTTGAGGGCAAAAATTTAAAGCATTGGGCAACCCACACCGGCAGACCCGCCTTTTTCGTACCACAGGAAGCGTTAAACCCCTTATCGTCGTTTGGACTAACATGATCATCGAAGACCCCATCCTCCACGTAGGTGTTGATATCGCCACTAAACGGGACACGTCTGCGGTTGCGGCGGTCTACAAGCACCCTTTCCGTAACCAGTATCATCTGTGGGGGTGTAAGATTTGGAAGCCACCGGTCAATATCCACAAGACGGTGGTCGAATTGTTGATAAAACTGCTCGAAACGCAACGAATCGCTCAGATACAGTACGACCCCTACCAGTTCGCTTCTGAAGCGCAACGATTAGCCGATGCCGGGTATGAACGGATGGTCAGAGAGGTCAACCAGCAGACCGAAATGGTGGAATTCGCCAATACGTTGGACACCCACATCAAAAACGGCACCCTGCTCTTTTATGCGGATTCCGAACTACGGTCTCACTTTTCCTGGGCGGCAGCACAAAACACCGAACGAGGGTGGCGCATCATCAAAAGACGCCAATCGCGGCAGATCGATGCGGTGGTGGCGATAGCAATGGCGTTGTCGGGGGCTACAGCAGACGTAGGCTACCTTAATCACCCGGTTTTTAACGAGGAGACCCATTCGCGGTCCCTTGTCGGAGTACCCTAACATGATACACCTGACCAGCCAGCATCGTAACCGGCAGATAGAGGTTGTCTACCACCTAGAACCGGAAGATCGGAAGCAAAACCGGACCGATGGCGAGATTTTTCGCTATGAATTGTCTCGTACTGCCATCGGCATGGGTATCGAAGACCAGGTAGCCTTTATCTGCGTGGTGGGGGAGCGCACCTACTGGCACCCGGATCGTAAAGGGAGACCAGAGCGGTTGTACGTGGTGCTGGATGAGGCTGAACCGCGCACACCGGCTGAATTATTTGAACAAGCGGTCGAATTCAAGGATCGCTACCTGACTCATATGGCTTTCATGCCGGACCATCCCGATGCGCTCGTCGATGCGGCTAGACGCCATGAGGGGTTGTGCTGGTATCAGTTTCAAGACCCTTTCGTCAACCGCGAACGCTGGCCCACCTACGTCGATTCGGCCAATAAGGCGGGACTGACGGAGGTCAAGGTGCCCGGTGCCGCTATCCTCCACGGCGACCTCGAACTGCTCCTATCTACGGAGGTCTTAGACCCTGCCACCAACAAAGCACTCACCGACAGGCCCGGTCCTATGGGACGCCCTATACACAAACTGCTCTTCCCCGCTGATTTCCCCACGGCCCGCACCCGCACCGCAGTTCGGCAGGGGCTGCTACCCCTCTGCCGCCCCCTATGGTGCGCGGTGACGGGCCTGGATCGGTCCATGCCTAAGACCACCAAAGCGGAGGGGCCGGTCAAGGAAGCAGAGCAGGGTAACCCCGTCACAGGCTACTAATGACACTGACTGAACTCTACAACAAGCTGGATTGGACGGAGGTCGATGCGACGCACATGGAGTGGGAGAGAGACCACTCAGAGGCGATACGGCTGGACCCCGCAGCATTGCGCCAGCATCGCATCGAGCGCCTCTACAATGGGCTGGATGCGCTGGAAAACAACGGGGACGCTCGGCACTGGTGGACCCTCCCTCCATCAATACGAGCGCAAGTTGCTGACATATATCTCTCTGCGGGGTTGATCAGTGAAACTGCTAAGTAGCGTAACGGAAGACCAACTGCGGCGGGTATGCAAAATGTATCCAACCAACGCCGGTGCAGCCAAAGCATTGGGCATTACGCAGTCATGGTTGCACAAATTATGCAAAAAATACGGTGTTGCTCGTCCTGTTATCGGAAAAAGACCCCCAAAACGCACTTGACAAGTTCTTGGAGGGACCACGTAGGTCGATAGTATGGCGGCACCTCAATTCGCAACGCCCGAACCCATCC